CGGTTCCAGCGCCAGCGCGTGCACCAGGCTTCCGAACACCAGCGCCTCGCTGCTGTCCCTGCTAATAGTTTTGGAAATATGGCGTCCGTGGAAATACATCAGCGAGATCCGGGCGTCCTTCACCTGCGTGCTGCTGATGCCGTTTGCTGCGTGATAAATCTCGTTCGGAATGCCTTCATAGCGTCCAGGCTCAAAATATTCCGGCCATGAGTGTTTTCCAGGATCCGGTATCAGCACCTCAGATTCCCGAGGAATATTTTCAGGAATATTTTGTTGTTCCGTTTGTGGTTCTCTGCCATGAACCAGTGCGCTTAAATTTGGGTGTTCGGCTACAGCCTTGGAAAATGCTTCCGCTATGGTTTCCGTTCCGGTTTCCTGCATATCCGCATCCGCGTTTTCATTTGTCGATACCGAAGTAACAGCTTCGACTTGCAGACCGTCATTCGTTTCCACCTGCACATTGCCAGCCTCCGCAGAATGATTTTCCGGTTTTTCTCCCTCGTTTGAGGCGGTTTGTTGAGCATCGTCCGCCAGTCCATCAATAGAGAACATTCCACCGCCAAGGTTTTTCATTTCCGGCTGCTGGTTTTCGGTGGTGACCGATCCCGTATTTTCCGGCGGGATAACCGCGTCATTACTGGATTCATAGGTGGTGATCGGATTTGTATTTTTTGCCGGAAGATGCCGGGCCAGCGCCAACGTCTCCGGAGACGGGTCCGCATGATCCGATTCCGTCAGGTTGGCGTTGATGTATCTCTGGAGTGAGGCCGGCATTTGAGTAATGTCAGGATTTACACCGCGGATCAGAGCAAATATTGCCGCGCGCGAAAAATCCAGGATGCCGGGCATATTGCGCAGTTTCTGGCTCCACGTTTTAAACGGCTCTTCCCTGTTTGCGATAACTTCCTTTGCGCGACGATAGATTGGCCCAGGAATATTGTAGATATCGAAATCCATCGGCAATGTAGCCATTGCGATCTCTTTATCCAGCGTATCGAGGGTATGCTCATATTCTGGTGAGCGATCGGTTTTATTGCTGCCGCCGGCGTTCGTGTCTGCATCCGTGCGCTTCATGTTCTGTTTTGCAAACCACTTCGCGGTAATGTCATCGCGGCACGGCGTGCCGACGCTTTCGTTGTTGTGTGCGTTAATCCATTCTTTTGCAAATGACAGCAGGTGGCCGACATCAGGCGTTTTTCCATCAGCCGGCCAGATAGACTTGATATCGCGGACCAGTTCGAACAGCGTTTCAGGAAAGCAATGTTGCAGTTGCAGCAGGTCTTTTGCGTTATTCAGCGCCAGCAACAGGTTTTGCGGGTACATGGCATCCATATCATGTTGCAATTCTCTAATTTCACCCTGCTGGCCGGCGAACAGTTTCGTGAATGATCCATACAGCCACGCGCCGAGAACTCGCTGGGTAAAGGTCGCCTGGTCGATAGTGATTGTTCCGGAGGCATCGGTCATCGCCGGGTGAGCCGTGGTAACGTCAGTATGATCATCCTGAATGTTGGTTGATTTCAGTTCAGCTTCGGGGATTTTTCGCCACGTACGTTCATCATCTGCAAGCTCGTAACGGTCGCACCAGGTGTCATCTAGGACACTTTCTTCTGGTAGATCATCAAATACAGGAAAGTCGGTACGGATAGGCAACTGATAGTCGGCGCCGCGACCGGTTTCGATTTCTGCATCTTCCAGAATATTGAGGATTTCCCGGTTGCCGCGGGATTCGGATTTAGCACTGAACCAGCAGAACAGGTTTTTTGCGTCTGCTTTGGCCTTGGCCTTGATCAGGTATGCAAATTCGATCATTGCGTTTAAGCTCCTTTGGATTGTACAATCCCCGGCAGCTAATGGTTGCCGCCTCAGGGTAGTGGTCATTGGTCAAAACTCGATTCCGGTAAGCTTTGGTCGGCGAACCGGGTACTTAGCCCGCCTTGCGCGGGCTTTGTGCTTTAATGAACGGTTGGAAACAAACTGGCCGAAATGGACTTTTTGTACTGCTGATAATTCGCGCCAAATGCTTTATCCAACTCTTTGATGTTGATAGCCAAATCGGTAATTCGGTCGATCGCACATGCGGGGCAATCAAATTTGCCAAGAACGTAGTCACCGCCGACGATGACGGTTGTATTGCCGCCTTCGACTGTATGGATGACGCCAGAAATGGCGCGTTCGCAGTTGAACAACGCGACTGTTTTATTGACGACTTCAAGACTCAGTTCGATGATTTTCATTTTTTCGTTCCAGGTTGTTGGTTGGTCAAAAACTCGATTGTTTTCGCTGTAGTGAAAAAGCGGCGGATTGGAAAGGGATAAACCCGCACCGCCGAAAAGACTACACACAGCAATTTTCACAGCTATCTAATTTAGTTGCCGGTTACGTCTCCGGCCCGGGCTTTCACCGTTCGTGTAGCTTTTCCCTGGTGCCGGCAACAAGCCAACAATGGCAATTGGTCAGAACTCGATTACTTAACCGCTGGCCGTTGGTCGTCGGCCTTGATAATCCCCTCTACGGGGAAGCATTCTCCGTGAACACGCTGTTCATATGCGGCCTGTTCGCAATCCCGTTCAGATTCGTAAATCTCTAACACTGCATCCTGGCAATGGCTGCCAAACGTGCAGATGGTGATGACTAATGCGTACAGTGTCTCCATCCGATAATTTCCCTTCCTATTGCCCGCGCCATGATGCGATTTGCCGCATCCCATTTTTTACTATTGCGCTGAACCTGAGCCCGGTGGGCCAGTTGCTGCGCTCTGCGTAACCGCTGATAATTGATCATCGGGTGAAAATTACTTGCTGATGGTCTGCATCCAGCTGGATTTCCCATCCCTGAATGCGTTTTACAAACATGAAGTTATTAATACCTTCTTTAAACAGTGGGCTGTCATAGCCAATAACCATCATTTCTTTCATCGTCTTTCCCTCATCTGCCGTCTTCCCGGCTGCCAGAACGTTGATACCTGCTGCGCGTTTACTTCAATTCCAGCAACTGCCGTCATGTTCTTACGCCTCGGGCTGGCTACTTGGTCACCGTGCAGATACGAAGTAACTCGGGGTATTGCTTCGTAGGGTTCTGGCTGGTGGCGTTGCTGCGTTTCAATGAGGCTATTAAACACAATGTTTATTTGTTTGTCAACTTTGTGAATATATAAAAATAAACAAAATGTTTATTGACGTTAGTGATGGGTTATCTAAAAAGGGTCAGCGGGGAAGGGATCTACAGGCAAAAAAAATCCCGCCGGGGCGGGATGGGAAGGAGTAAAATAAAAACCCCCGCTGATGCGGGGGCTTTGTGGGACTATTTAGTTAGGCGGCTTCTTGTCTTTTCCGACGTCTACCTTGCTTTTCAGCCGTAGTAGCCTTGTGATCCAGAGCATTCGGTGCAGCCTTTAAAAGGACGTCTACAGCAGCGCCCATTCTTGCGAACGCTCCAACCGTATCAACTCTGAATATTTCCTTAGATTTTTTCATGTATACCCCCCTTAAGGGACTTACCAGCTAGGACCTGTGTACTGCGAAGTGTAAAAAAGACGATTCCTGCTTATGGAAACCGTCTACGTAATCAGTATTTCTATTTTTATTGACCAAATCCTATCATTTCTGTACTGCGAGTCCACAACTATTTCTGCTGTCACTGTATGGATTCGTAAAATTTTTTAAAGGTGGTTTCCAGCCCTGCAACATCGGATTTCATGATATATCCGCATTCATGCATAGAGAATCCATACGTCGAGTAGTAGTCGATTAAATCCTGATCTGGCTCGACGATGTAAACTTCGGTTGCCTCGACAGCCATACAGAATATATATGCTGCCATCAGTGTTAAAGTAACCATCCTTCCTTTCAGCGGATGATCTTCATCATCACGAACAAAACTTTCTATCATATGAATTTGAAAGATTTTGTCATTACTCCCAAAAACACAGAGCGCTATTCCTGCGGGAACCGAATCAATATGGTCAGTAACAAGTTTAACACAAAATTCAAATCTATCTGGATCATTGCCGTGAGTGCAGATGGCATAATTCCAGTCCAGATCGCCAAATCCTCCACACAATATCCTGTAATCCTGATCGGATATGGGGCCAACGGCAAGATCTAACCCTGATGAATCAATGATTAGCTGTAGATTATTCCTGACTGATTGACCAATTTCTTCAAGTGATAACACTTATTTGGCCTCGCATGTCCTATTGGGAAAATTACGGTTGTTATTCCTCAATGGGCTTATACCTACCCCTGAGGTACTTCTCCACATACTCATCGATTTCTTTCAAGCGAGTCTGGAATAGGGTGATCATCCGTTCGCGTTCTGCTTCTGGTAGCTGGCGATACAGGTTCAGCATCTTCATTTCATCACTACTCAACCCGGTTGACTCTTCCACGTCCTCACCCAGCAGCCAGGCAACGGACACGCCGAGTGCGTCAGCTAATTTTAAAGCTGAACTTTTCCCTATTGTCCCTCGATTGAACCAGTTATTGACGGATTGCGGGCTGACCCCAGCTATTCTGGCCATCTCCGCTTTCGAGATACCCTTTAAGGCCATCAATTCTGTTAACCGCTTTACTTGCGGGTGTTCTATTTGGTGAGCGTTATCTTTCATCAGTCCATTTTAAACTATATGTTTACATACACGTACTTTCAAAATGTTGATCTTTTATTAAACTTATTGTTTAATGTCTCTCGAATAGAAACAGGAGAGACTATGAAAGCACTTGATAAAGCCATTCATGCAGTAGGAAGCGCTACAAAGCTTGCTGATCTGCTTGGTATTTCATCCATGGCAATAAGTCATTGGCGGTATCGCTACGATGGGGTTATTCCTTCCAGCCACGTACTTCCAATATACCAAGTCACTGGCGTAACCCCCCACGAACTGCGCCCAGACCTTTACCCAAACCCAACCGACGGCCTACCCAAGGAACAGGAGGCATAAATGCAAACCATCTCTTATCAGGATGATAACTACGCCAATCCGAGATTATTGAAATCCAAAAATCAATCTTCTCGTCGAATTGTCGCTGCTCATGCTGCCGTTCGTGAGGCTGTAGAGGTATGGCAAAAAACATTGCCGGGCAGGGCGCAGGAAACCATCGCGCAGCTGGTGGTTGACGAATGGCGCCGCCGTGGCGGACGTGGCTTGCAGTTGGGCGATTCTGCCCGGAATAACAGACAGAACATTTTCCGTTGGCTGGATAACCCGTTCAACTCGAAACGCTATGCGGGGTATGTAGAGCAACTGGCGCCGGTGATTGCCGACGTAATGCCGATCGAGATTGCTCGCCAGTACGGGTTAAAGAAGGGCAAGACAAAAGCGGAGCTGGTGGCCGCCGCGTCGCGCGAATGTTCCGAGGCGAAACAGGCCGCATTGCTTGGCTCGCCTATGCATGTTTTAGAGAAGGAGGTACGAGAGGGCGTTGAATCGCTGATGCGTTTAATGCCGATGGATAGCTGGGGACCAGTCCTTAGTGGCGTGGCCTCTATGTTGGGGCAGTGTTTTTAATCGAGTTTTGACCAAAAACCATTAAGGAAATATCAAATGATTACCGTTTCACTGAATGAAATTTTAGATGCTGGCGCCTGCAAAGATGGATTTCTGCGCGTGTTATGTGCTCGAGGGAAAATCACAGAAGAATTGCGTGACGAGCTGATTGAAGATGACGACATCGACGATGCCGGCGAACTGCCGGAAGAGATTTTATCTCTAGCTGATGATGAGCAATTCCCCGCCGCGTCAGTAATAACTACTGAATATATTCAGGATGCCATATGGGCGCTACGCCTTCGACCTGAATATAAAAACCTCTGGCGAAAATATGCAGTTTGGTGCGCACGGCAGGTTCAGCATCTGATGACCGATGAACGCAGTATCGCCGCTCTCGACGTCGCCTGGCGGCACTCTGATGGCCTCGCGACCGGTGAAGAATTGGCCGCAGCACGGGCCGCAGCAGGGGCCGCAGCAGGGGCCGCAGCAGGGGACGCAGCAGGGGCCGCAGCAGGGGACGCAGCATGGGACGCAGCATGGGCCGCAGCACGGGCCGCAGCATGGGCCGCAGCACGGGCCGCAGCACGGGCCGCAGCATGGGCCGCAGCACGGGCCGCAGCATGGGCCGCAGCATGGGACGCAGCATGGGCCGCAGCAGGGGCCGCAGCACGGGCCGCCCAGACTAAAAAACTCATTCAGATTCTCAATGCCGGCGAGTGGGTTGAGTGAGGTGCGCCATGAATGTCCTGGAATTTATCGCAAAGCACGTCCGGGAGGATTTGCTGGGAAAAGGTTACACGCCAGGAGCGGCTCAGGGGGGGGTAGACAAGGCGCTGGAGTATTACCGCCGAGTCTCCCAGTCCAGCGGTAAGGGCCGGATGATTGATGACTGCCTGCGTGAAGGGCGCTTATGGGCGGAAAAGTACAGCCTTAAGCCAAATAAGGATAAGGGCGCGCCAGCGCGTAATAGGCGGTAATGAGTTTTGACCAATAAACACTATGAGGGAACCCAGCTATGAAAGAGCGCGGGATAATTTTTAACGCCGATATGGTGCGGGCGATTTTGTCCGGACATAAAACGCAGACGCGGCGTCCAGTTAAATTCCCGGTCCACGATATCAATATGGGCTGCGAGTTGGCAGGCAATGAACTAGCCGGTGAGTTATCCGCTGGTAATTACTCAAATTGCCCGTTCGGCCAGCTTGGCGACCGTCTGTGGGTAAGGGAAAAATGGGGTGTTGTCAGCCATGATCTGGACGCCTCCGGGAGAATTCAGGAATGGATTCCCACCCGCCCGGCTACTCCGATCAGAGAAATGCCATTCGGTAATGGCTATTACTCTGGACATGTTATTTACGCGGCAGATGGCGAATTTACTTGGGGTGACGATGACGGATTCGATGATGGCCGTTCATGCTGGAAGCCATCAATCCACATGCCTCGACGGGCTAGTAGAATCACGCTAGAAATCACAGATGTACGCGTGGAGAAGCTTAAGCACATCCCCCGCGATGGCATTATTGCAGAAGGGTATCCAGCAGAACGAGCCATTGATGGTGGTTATTACGATCCGTTCCTCTGGTATCGAAACTTATGGGAGTCACTTTACGGTGCTGGAAGCTGGCAAGCCAACCCATGGATTTGGGTAATCAGCTTCAAGCGTATTGAGGGGAATAGCTGATGCCAATACTGAAATGCATAAAGGACGAGGCGGGATATTGGACGGAAGGTGAAACCTACGCCGCAGGCTATGCGGGATGTGGCCTTTTGTCTCTTGGTGATGATGAAGACCCAGAATCGGACTGGCTGGCTCACCCGAAAGACTGGCAGGACGGGGACGACGAAACGGCTCTGACATACCACCTGCCGGGATGCGGTTGCGACGTCGAATTTATCGAGGTTGAGGGGGCTTAATGGCTTACGAATGGATCAAGGTTGAGGTCATTACGCCTGACAAGCCGGAGATTTATCAACTGGCCGAAATATTGAGCATCGACCCTGATTCAGTGCTGGGAAAACTGATCCGTCTTTGGTCATGGGCTGACCAACAAACGATAGATGGTAACGCAAATAGTAACGCTACGAGCGTTACAAAAAACGCCATTGATCGTATCACTTTTTTGCCAGGGTTCGCTGACGCACTGCTACAGGTTGGTTGGCTAAAAGCTGAAGGCAACACACTGATGTTCCCCAACTTTGAACGCCATAACGGTAAATCTTCGAAAAAACGGACACTTACGAATAGGCGCGTTACAGAACATCGCAAAAAACCATCAAACGGTAACGCAAATAGTAACGCTGACAGCGTTACATCAGCGTTTCAAAAAGCGTTACCAGAAGAAGAATTAGAAGAAGATATAAAAGATAAAAACCATCTCTCTATGGACGATGGTGAAAATTTAGCCGAAGTGGTTCAGACAGAAAACCAACCGCCACCCGAACCAGTTCCACCGGACTATCTGGACGGTGTTGAAATTCCGACCGGCAAATTCACGATGTTCTCAGGCTGGGTGCCATCGCCAGACTTCCGAAAACGTGCCGCCTACTGGAACCGAATTCTTGATGGGCCAGATCCCGGATTCACTGCCGCTGACCTGGCGAGGTTTACCTCGTTCTGGCAGGCGGACGGACGGGTACTCAACCACGTCCAGTGGGAACAAAAATTCGCTGACAGCGTAGTGTACGAGCGCCGTCAGGAATCCATGAAAAAACCAAACGGAGGTTTAAATGCAAAACCGCAATCAAACACCGTCGTCAGTGGTGAATCTCGCGCAATGCAGAAATTCCGCGAAGCCACAGCCCAGCGATACGGAGAAGATTTTATCCAGACTCTGGCAGGCGATGATCGAGATTTATACCGACCGCTGGATAGCCAAGAACGGGGCAACTCCGTCATCGACCTGGAGCGCGACGATTGGTCATCTGACCGAGGTTCAGATTTCGAAGGTGGTTAGCGGCTGCCTGTCCCGCTGCGCAGCCGGAAATACATGGCCGCCGGATCTGGCCGAGTTTATGTCGCTCGTGACTGAGTGCGGCGCAAATCCGTTCGGCCTGAGCACTGACGACGTGATGTCCGAGTACAAGCGCTGGCGCAATGAGGGCTACCGGCACGCCAGCAGCGACAAATTTCCGTGGCGCCATCCAGTGCTGTATCACATCTGCATCGAAATGCGCCGGGCTGGTGTTGAGCGTCGAATGACCGCGGGGGAGTTGGAACGACTGGCGGAACGACTGCTTACGAAGTGGGTAAAAAACGTGAGTAACGGGATGAGTATCCCACCGATTCGCCGACAGCTCGCGGCGCCGAAAAACCCGGCAGGGCCGACACCTGCGGAACAGGCGTATGCGGAGTACAAACGCCGCAAGGACGCTGGATTAATTTAACAAACAAAAAATCGAGATTTGACCAATGACCAAAAAAACGAAGTTGACTCCAAAGCAACGTGTCGCCCGCTACCTGCGTCGGCGAGATGGATTGACTAAAGCGGAGCTATCACGGGCGTTAAACATGCATATTACCGTCACTGCCGATGCCCTTTTTCGTCTCAAGAACGAGGGTGTCATCAAAATTAATCGTGATGGAAATCAATACCGTTACTACCTGACGGACAATCCTGAGCATGAATTTGGTGTTCACCGCCTACAGGCTAAATTCAATCAGTTACTGGCGGAGGTGCGGGCATGAAACCTGAAATGTCTACAGCTGTGATGATTGAGCGCGTCCGCGAACTGTCTGTAACCAGTCAAGAAAGCGTGTTATTGAACCTGGTCGCCAACCGCATCGAGCTGTTACTGGCGACTGAGTCGGGAATATCACTTGAATTGAATAGCATTCGCTGTGCCTTAGGAATTCCTCCAGGTGAATCTGTTCATGCCGGCGTCGTTAACGAGTGTGTGCGGCTGAATGGCGAGATTCTGGAACTGCGGAATCGACTTGCGGCTTATGACAGGGCGGCGAATACGCTCAAGCAGCAGTTAGCAGCAGAGCGGGCGCTGGTGCCGACGAAAGTAACTGTATATCAGCCTTTTGAAGTAGATGGTGTAGACATGGATTGCATTCGTGATCGAACTGGGCGCAGCGATGAATATTGCGAGGGGTTTTTCGATGGACTGCTTGACGCTGAGCGACAAATTCGTGAGTACAAGGACGGTGACGCATGAGTGACACCATACCAATTCTTGATATGTGTTGCGGCAGCCGTATGTTCTGGCATGACAAAAACGACGAACGCGCCGTATTCATGGATATCCGCAACGAACAGCACACGCTGTGTGACGGTCGCAGCCTTGTTATTAACCCGGATATCATCGCTGATTTTCGAGCGTTGCCGTTTGCTGATAACTCGTTCCCTGTTGTCGTATTCGACCCGCCACATCTTAACTACTTGGCCCTTTTGGGCCTTTTTATTTGCAATAAGAAAAATCCGGACCAATAATAAACTGTATATTTATACAGTAGATTGTAAGGGGATAAGAAGTGGAAAAATTACAAGAGGAATTACCACCGGTAGGATATGCAGTTATTCGCTGCTGTGACCGTATTATAGTCGCCAAGTTAACGAGCTTCCCCGTTTGCGACCGTGCGCTAATGTACAGAAACAATGATGTTGTGTCATTCATGCCGCTGCAACATGATGAAATTATTGGTACTCCGACACTATTCACACAGATGCTGGAAAAAGCTGGATATCGCGTTTGCTCCCCTGATAAACTTTCTTAGTCAGCCTGAACACCTGACACCTGCTGCGCCACTGGAGGGAAATCAATGGCGCATATTTACACCGAAAATCCCCATCGACTGACGTTTAACGACGCCAGCAATTTCTCGTATTCAGCGCTTATCCTGCGGGGTGGCGCATGAAACAGCAATTCCACCTCGCAAGTGAAAGCGTCAAGCAAAACGCCATTAATTTTATTCGCCAACTGCCTGTTGATCAAAAACGCCCTCTGATAGTGGACATTAAAGAGCCAGGACGCACGGCGGAACAAAACCGGAAGATGTGGCCGCTCCTGAAAGATCTTTCTGACCAGGTAGTTTGGTTCGGTAACAAATACGACACCGCCGATTGGAAAGACCTGATTACTGCGATGGTGGCGAAGTCCAAAAAGCAAGAGCAACGCATGGCCCCTGGCCTGGATGGCGGGGTTGTAATGTTTGGTCAGCGCACCAGCAAAATGAGTGTTCGCCAGATGGTGGAGGTTATCGAAGCGATTTACTGGTTCGGCACTCAGCAGAATGTGAAATTCAGCGAAAAATCCAAGCTGGAAATAGAGTGGGCGAAACGATGGGGTGAACAACATGGCTAAATTACCCCGGCGGAAATGCAGAGCATGCGGACAGTGGTTTCACCCCGCTCGTGACGGTCAGATCGTCTGTTCATACGAGTGTGCGGCCGCGTATGGAAAAGTTCAGACGGAGAAGGCCCGACAGCGTGCGCAGCAGCAGGCAAAACAGAAACGACAGGACGAGGCGAAAGAAAACCGCAAGCAGATCAGGGCGCGCAAGCTGGCACTGAAAACCCGCAACGACTGGAGGCGAGAAGCTCAGGCAGCGTTTAACCGCTACGTACGCCTGCGAGACGCAGGAAAGCCCTGCATCAGTTGCGGTGCTCTGCCGGCGCCGAAATTCGGCGGGACAATGGACTGCGGACATTATCATACGCGCGGCGCCCGGCCGTGGCTGGCGTTCAATCTGCACAATACGGCGGCGCAATGTGTCCGGTGTAATCGTGACAAAGCCGGAGCACAAAAAGCCTTTGAACAGGGACTGATTGTTCGCATCGGTCCCGATAAGGTTGAAGCCCTGAATTGCAACAACACCCCACGAAAATTCGATATCGAATATTTCAAACGCATCAAATCCATTTTTACCCGCAAGGCCCGTGTGTTTGAGAGGCGCCACGCCCGTAATCTGGAGGCAGCTTGAGAACCGTTCAGGATAAATCATGGCAAACGTTGGCATGCGCTCCGCGCCGTTCGTATCTGGGAAAATACCAGCGACTGACGCCACCACAGAACCGCTGGGTTCGGTCGCTCCTGAATCACTGGGGATCATTTTATGGTGGTAGCGGTACAGAGCATCTTTCTGGCGGCAGCATGTGGTCGCAATTAATGACTGGCTGGAGTTGTGAGCAGCAGGAAAAAATAACGACTGTATTAGTTGGTCTACGTGAAATCGGGTATCAGGGAGATACGTTGCTCATTATGGCTAAAAAAATTCTTTGGCCTAAAAAAACGCTGGGGGATCTGATTGGTAATGCTGGTGACGAAGAGGAAGCGGCATTCATGGAACGAATAGTTCTCCAGTCATTTAGCAAAGACAGTCCGGTCTATGAGATTGGCCGTGATTACTACACCTGGAATAAATCTATTGCTGATATGGCTCGCTGGCTTAACTATAAGCATGCCCCGTTTCTGACAGAAAAACAGTGTATTGATCGGGTTCGCTGGTGCATGGAACTGTTCAATTCTGCTGTCTATTTCACTCTATTTGACGAGTTATGCAGGGAAAATGCAGAAAGTAGCAAAAAATAGTTGCAAACAAGTTTTTAAATTGCATAATTGTAGTACGCTTGCGCGAAGCCGTATCAAGAAGCGACAGAATTTCAGAAACCCGCCATCAGTGCGGGTTTTTTCATTTGATGGGTGGAATCTCGCGGCGAACGGAACAGAGTTTGCCGTCAACGACTATCCACTCGGCATTAAGCCAATCTTGAACTTTTTGTGGTCTGACGCCCATATGCCGAGCGAAAGCGGCCTGATTGCCGCCAAAATGCAGTTTAATGTATTCGATTAGCGGCATGACTCACTCCGCGATGATCGCAGGGTTAACGATGAGATAGCTAGTTCCGTGCTCGTCGTCCATCTCGACAGCATCGAAACCAAGATGAGCGGCAGCACGACCGCGCAGGCGTTGCATTTCCCAGCCCGCATCTTCAGTTGCGGAGCGCGGTGACAGAAACTCGGCGTATTCGTCATCACATTCATCATCAGCGATAGCGTTAGCGATGTTTTCGAGAACGTCGGCATCGGCGTCAATTTCGCTGCGCAGGAATTCGATCACTTCATCGATTCGATTATTCAGATCTGAGCTATCAGCAACGTTTTCTACGTTATACGCGTAAACAAAATTACCGTGAGACTCAGAAATATCGGCATCAGCACTGGCAAAAATTCCATCAAAAACGTTGTCTCCCGACATTGCAGATGCGCCAATTTTGATTACCGGGGCGATGTTGCTGTATGAGCCGTGGAAAAGTTTCATTTTGAATCCCTCAATCTCGTTTCGATGAATTGAATATAACCGATTATCGGTTATGTGTCAACACTTATTTTCACCTTTTAAATCACACACAGCGCCAACCCCATAGGGGAGGTGAGGCTATGAAGATGAATGACAAAGATCCCGGATTCTGGGCCGACATACTAAACGGACTGAAAAACTCATGGCCGCAGATATCCGGGGCAATTCTTGCGGCTCTAATTGCATATGCCCGACTGATTTATGACGGTGCGGAGCGGAAGAATAAATGGATAGAGGGCGTCCTGTGCGGCGCTCTTTCTTTATGTATTTCCAGTGCGCTCGATGTCGTAGGGCTACCTGTGAGCATGTCGCCATTTGTGGGCGGAATGGTTGGATTTATTGGCGTAGAGAAGCTGCGCAGTATAGCGATTCGTGCAATCAGTCGGCGCGTAGGGGGTGATGATGAAAATCAGCGCTAACGGGATTTCTCTTATCAAGCGTTTTGAAGGCTGCAAGCTGACAGCATACCCTGACCCGGGAACCGGCGGTAAACCGTGGACGATTGGTTACGGACACACGCTGGGTGTTCAGCCGGGTGATGTTATTACTCAGCCTCAGGCAGAACAATTTCTGCGTGATGATTTGGCATCGGTTTATCTGAATATCGATACGAATGTAAAAACGGCACTGACGCAGGGACAATTCGACGCTCTTTGCTCATTCATATTCAATCTTGGGGCGGGAAATTTCGTTAAATCTACACTGCTGAAAAAACTTAACGCTGGCGATACAGCCGGAGCCGCCGACGAATTCCTGAAATGGAACCGCGCGGGAGGAAGAATTTTGCCCGGGCTGACGCGGCGGCGGGCCGCAGAACGGGATTTATTTCTGTCATGAACATCATCCCGAGTTGGAAAATAACCGCTCTGGCGCTGGTGGTTGGTATTGGTATCGGCTGGTACATCACCGGTTTGCGGTGGAATGCTGACGTGTCAAATCGTGATAGTGCTGCATCTGCCGCAAACGAGCAACGAGCAGAAACGATAACGGCGAACGTAATAACCTCACTACGTATTATCAACACAATCACCCAGGCCAATGCAGATGCAAAACAGCAAATCGAGCAAAAATCGACGGAGCGCATCGTTTACATCCGGCAAGCGCTTTCTGCTGATGATTGTGCCGCTCGACCTGTTCCTGGCGATGTTGTTAACCGGCTGCGGGAACACGCGGACAGAATACGTTCCGGCGCCAGTAGTGCCGATACCAGCAGAACTTCTGATTGACTGCGTAATTCCAGAAATCCCCGCAATCATGAGCTACGGGGACAGCGTGGAACTGAATGAACGGCTGTTGGCGGTAATCGAGCAGTGCAACGCTGATAAAGCCGCAATACGTCAAATAGAATCAAACCGACAGGGGAAAGAAAGTGTACAACGGTGACTATAACACAGCATTTATTCTCCTCGGTATCGTATGCGCCGTTGCGGGGTGGGGGGTGATAGAGGCGGTTCTCTGGCTGCTGTCGCATATCAGCATAGGTTGGCAGTGGTGAATGGCAATTCTCGAACAGAATGATATTAAAAAACTTGTTCCCATTGACCAGAATGATGAATGACAGAAGTGTCTATACACAAGCCGCCCACTGAGGCGGTTTTTTGTTGCCACCACATTATTCATTTCCGAGTGAATAGCGTAATGGTTTTATCAAAGCGAGGATGATATGCCCAATACACAGGACTGGGGGGCCATCGAAACGGCCTACTGTGCCGGAGTGTTGTCCCTCCGCAAGATAGAAGCGCAGTACGGCATAAGCGAGGGAGCTATACGCAAAAGGGCTGCAAAGCTGGGCTGGGTACGCAATAAAAAAGGCGGTGCGCAAAAAGGTGCGCAAGTACGCAAAAGTGGTACGCAAAAAGGTGCGCAAGTACGCAAAAGTGGTACGCAAAAAGCGGCAAGTGTAAACCTGCGTACCAAGCAAAAAAATCAAATTCCTCAAATTGAAAATCAAATTGATTCCACTCGTCAGGTAATTGAAAACACCAATAACGAATGGACGTTAAAACCCGATGAATACGGGCTTAACGATATGCAGGCTCGTTTCGTGAATGAGTACCTGAAGGACTTGAACAGAGTCGCAGCCTATAAGCGCGCTGGGTATAAATGTGAAGGGCAACAGGCCTATGCCGCTGCTTCGATTCTTTATAGGAATTTAAAGGTTGCGCGCGCCATTCGTGACGCACTCGAAGCCAGAGAACGCCGCACCCAAATCACTCAAGACGACGTATTGAAAATGTGGTGGGAGATCGCCACCGCTGACGCGAACCAGATTACCGAACTGCGCCGCCTGTGCTGCCGCCACTGCTGGGGATTTGGTTTCCAGTATCAGTGGCAGGATGCGGTTGAGTTCGAAGAAGCCAGGTTGAAAGCATTAGAAAGCAAAAAACGCGAACCGCTGGATAACGGCGGCTACGGCTTTGACGCTCAACTCGATCCGAATCCAGAATGTCCTCGCTGTAATGGTTTGGGGGTGAGTCGTTCCTATTTCCACGACACGCGAGATTTACGCGGCGCGGCGCGGCGGCTTTATGCTGGCGTGAAAGAGGGTAAATTTGGCTTAGAGGTCATCACCCGTAATCAAGATGACGCGTTGAAAATGGTTGCTCAACACTTGGGCATGCTGAAAACCGAACAGAGCTAACCGGTGCTGATGGTGGTCCGATCAACCAGGTGAATTACACACCTGAAGATTACGCAAAGGCGCAGGATACGCTGGAGAAAAACCTACCTGATTTAGACTGAGGATTATCATGGCTGACTTGCTTGAATGGGAAGAATTAGACTTCCCGGCTCGGGTGGCCATCAAATCCAAGTCTGAAAAATCTTTTCTGAATTTCACACGTTTGTGGTTTGAAATGCTGCAAGGCGATCGACTATTGGTGAACTGGCATCACAAAATGATGGCCAGCAAAATTGATGATCTGGTGTTCGGGCGACTGCAACCGCGCAACCTAATTATCAATGTGCCCCCGGGCGGGACAAAAACTGAGTTCGTATCGATTCATGCGGCGGCCTATATCAACATGCTGGTGCAGACAGGAAAGCTGCGCCGTTTCCGCAATCTGAATATTTCCTTTGCCGACTCGTTAGTAAAGCGTAACAGCCGGCGTACGCGAGATATTATCGCCAGTGCTGAATATCAGTCGCTGTGGCCGTGCAAATTTGGCGTTAACCAAGCGGAAGAGTGGCAAATTGTTAACGTTCGCGGTCGCGCTGTTGGTGAGACGGTCTCCCGTTCTAGTGGCGGGCAGATTACGGGTGGTCGTGGTGGTTATCCCGGTCCCGATTTTTCCGGGTTTGTTTGTCTTGATGACTACAACAAACCTGATGACATGTTCTCCGCAACGAAACGTGAAACCGCCAACCGCATTTTGGTGAACACCGTTCGTTCCCGCCGTGGCGATAAATCAAAAGAGCACCCGACGCCGTTCGTCAGCATCCAGCAGCGCCTGCACACGGACGATGCCACCGGTTTCATGCTGGCGGGCGGCATGGGGATAGATTTCCACCACGTCACCATCCCGGCGCTGGTCAGCGAGGAATACGTCGATTCGCTGCCGGAGCCGTGGCGCTCGTTGTGCTGGTTCAGCGTTAAAGACACGGAAAGCGTGGTTGTCGGCGGCGTCCGATACTGGTCTTACTGGCCCGTCAACGAGTATGTTGGCGATCTGCTGCGGCTGTGGGAGCGTGACGAATACACGTTTTTGTCGCAGTACATGCAGCGGCCACGCGCGCTGACCGGCGGCCTGATCGATACCGACTGGTTTAATCGTTATACGCACTTGCCGCAACTCACTCACCGCTCTGTCTATGTGGATACAAACTCGGGCAAAGTAGAGGATTACAACGATTACACCGTGTTTACGCTGGTGGGCGTTGGCGTGGACGGCAATCTCTACATCATTGATAGCGTTCGCGGGAAGTGGGATCCGGAAGATTTGCTGAGCAAAGCGATCGAACTATGGGAAAAATGGAAGCCATTTAACCGTAGGAGGCCCGCCCCGTTACGTCACGCGGGCATTGAGGACAAACAAGCCGGGCAGGGGTTGATCACTACGCTGAAAAAACGTAAGAGCATCCCTGTGCTGGAAATTCCCCGTGGCGCCGGACAGAACAAACTGATCCGTTGCCTCAATGTTGTTCCTCAAATGAAAACCGGGAAGGTATTCATTCCCGCGCTGATGACCGACGACGGACAGCGAATCGACCAGGTTTATTACGAAGACGGCACAGTAGCGGCGAAAACTGATTGGGTTATGCCGGCACTGGCCGAATGCGCTGATTTCTCAGCAGATGATAGCCACAAAAATGATGACATCCTGGATACGTTCATGGATGCGATTGATATCGAATTGATCTCCGGTGTTGGTGCCGGGTGGGGATGGGTTTAACGATGACCGAAAAACTACGCGTTCGCGCAACTGCCGACGGCCTGCGCGTAACCACCGACGGCCTGGCTAATGTCATGACGGGAATGGGAACCGGTCGCGATCGCCGCATGTTCAATCGGTTCATGTTCGGCGTGATGCAGGATTTCACAGAGTTGGAAGCGGCCTACGTCGAAAACTGGATAGCGCGAGCGATTATTGATTACCCGGTTGACGACGCAACGCGAGAGTGGCGCGAGTTTTCCTCCGATGATGCCACGGCCATTCGCGAAGCTGAGAAGATTTATAACGTTCAATCCGTGACGCAAGAGGCATTTAAATGGGCTGGGGTATATGGCGGTGCAGGTGTGCTGATGATTACTGATCAGCCGTTCGATCAGCCTCTGGATGTGGGGAAAATAAAAAAAGGTTCGCTGAAGCGTCTACTTGTGCTGGATCGCATGTTCATCAACGGACAGGCATTCAACGTTACGGATCCGTTGGCAGTGAATTACATGATGCCGGATTACTACGTGGTAAACGGCGGAACCCAGCAAATTCATTACAGTCACTTTGTTGCGGCGCCAGGTGCTCCACTGCCGATGCGCTGGCGCATGATTAACTCCGGGTGGGACGATAGCCGGCTGCGTCGTTGCATGGAGGATATTAAAGACGCTGTTTCGGCAAAATCTGGCATAGCCTCGTTGATACAGGAGGCCAACATCGATGTTATCAATCGGGAGAATTTAGCAAGCGATCTATCCTCTGGGGATATGGATGATGCCATAGCTAAGCGGTACAACATTTTCGGCATGATGAAATCACTGTATCGCCTGGCATTGCTGGACTCAAAAGAAGTGCTGGATCGCAAACAGCTATCGTTTGGTGGCTTAGGAGAAATACTCAACGCGTTGATGGAGTGGACGTCTGGCGCGGCGGGTATTCCCATGACGCGCCTGTTTGGTGTCCAGGCGAAGGGGTTGGGCGACTCAGGACAGGGCGATATGAACAACTACTACAACACTATCCGCGGCGGGCAGGAGTCGCAGTATCGGCCATTCCTGAAACGCATTGATGAGGTGCTGATCCGTTCGACGCTGGGCGCCATGCCCGACGGATTAGATTTTGAGTTTGCGCCGCTGGCGCAGCCAACAGATACCGAGCTATCGGCACAGCGGCTTGCGGACGCCCAGGCGGACGAAATACGCCTGCAACAGCGTGTTGTTCGCCCCTCTCAGGTAGCGCGAAAACTGATGGAGCAAGGCGTTTATGGTATCGACGAATCTGATATTACCGGGCTCGAAACTGACGAAAAGGCAGAGCGGGACGGTGATTACCAATTCAGGATTGGAGAGCTTGCAAACGCTACTGGCGAAAACGCCAGTACGCCGGAAAGCGCCGATCCAACCAATCAAGCCGAATGATGATGCTGAAAGATTTTATCGTGCTCAGTTACGTGAAATCATCCGGCAAATGGCGCAGGCGGTTGATGAGGCGTTGGTTCCGGTATTACGAAGGAATTATACGGCAGACAGTTACCTAACTGACATACTGAAAGAAGCTATACGACAGGCGGCGGAAAATTTTCAGGGTCAGGTCTTTCAACGTCAGGCGGAGCGGCTTTCCCAACGCGTTGTAAGTCGTGCTGAGTCCGATAGTACCGAGGCGTTTGTTGAGCAGATTAACCGGGCTATTGGTATCGACATGACCGCACTAATGGTCAATGAAAACCTGGTTGATTATGTCGATGCGTCAATAGAGAGCAATGTCGCGCTGATTAAATCGCTGTCATCGGATTATTTTGAAGACATCCAGATGCAGGTGTATGACGGTATCCTGCGCGGCGATTCGCTCACTACGATAGTTCGTAACCTCCAGCATGTTACCGGCACAACCTATAACCGCGCGCATCTGATAGCGAGGGACCAAACAGCGAAAATCCAAAGCGACATCACCAGCGCCCGCCAGCAGAACGCCGGTATTGATCGGTTTCGCTGGTCAACGTCTCAGGATGTGCGTGTATCGGGTAATCCCGCTGGGAAATATCCGTACGCCAAGGTTTCGTGTTTCGCCATTTCTCGAATGGACACTGGACTCGGAACGGGTGTCTACCTCTGGTCAAAGGGGGCGATCTACAAAGGCCAAACCGGATTATTCCCTGGCAGGGCACACATCGGTTGCCGTTGCCATGCTATCGCCCAAATCAAAGGGCTCGACTACTAACAGGAAAAACTATGCGGATCACTGTTCGTGACCGCGTGTCCTATCCCATCCCGTCTCAACGTGAAATCACTCCTGAGGGCTATTTAAAAGTCCCCGGGCGGGTTGCTCGCGCCGGTATCCAGCAATATCTGGCATCCGAATTGGGATTAACGGACAGGCCACTCGGTCAAATAGTCAATGTCTACCGACCGCCTGAGGAGGTTTTTAAACCGGGTAGTCTGGCGAGTTACGACAATATGGACGTCACTATTGATCATCCTGATGACCTGGTTGATTCAACCACGTTCAAGGAGGTGACAGCCGGACATGCGACATCGCCCGGACGTCCGGATGATGAAGGCTATGTCGTTGTCGATTTGCTGATTAAAGACCAACAGGCCATTGATGAGATCGACAAAGGCAAAGTTGAGTTATCCGCCGGCTACACCTCTGAATATGACGACACGCCAGGTATAGCGCCGGACGGGACGCCATATGAATACGTCCAACGTGACATCACCATTAATCACATTGCGTTATGTGACCAGGCCCGCGCCGGACACAAAGCGCGTCTGTTCGACAACAAACCAACGGGAGTAAAACCCATGCCATTTAAAGTTGTGCTGGACTCCGGCGTACACGCAACGGTTGCTGAAGAAGCCACCGCTCAACTAATTCAGGCCAGTTTCGATAGCCTGAAAAGGCGCGTAAAGGATGCCGAAGAAGAAAAGGAAAAGGCCGAGGCCGCAAAAGACCAGACGGAAGAGGAACTGGAGAAGGAAAAAGCCAAATCTGACGCGAAAGACGAAGAGATCGAAAAGTTAAAGGAAAAAACCTCCGAAGACTCGATTTCCAAGTTGATCGCCGAGGTGGTGTCTGTTCGTGATTCAGCCGCGAAAATCGCTGGTGAGAAGTTCTCTTGCGACTCCCTCGATCCGTTGAAAATCAAACGCGCCGCGCTGGATTCGGCGGGCATTAAGTGCCGTAAGTATGATTCGTGGGATAAGGCCCCCGATGCGTATGTTACGGCGTATTTCGATGCAGAAGAGGAGCGCAAAGAAAACGAGGATGAAGAAGGTGAAGAGAATAAAAGCTCAAATGATTCTCTGAACGGCTTCACTCACGACATGAAGCGCGCCAAAACAGGTGGCGGTCAGGCAACGCGCGATAGCGTTCGTCGGTCGTGGCTTGATAAACGTTACGGTACGCAGGAGGGCAAATAATAATGGCAATTGCTCAAGATGATTTTTCGCTTTATCGCGGTAAGGCGTATGAGGGGCAAGTTTCGACGACTGACGTTGTTGAAGTTGTGTCCCGAAAAGTGGAAACCTCGCTGGTTCAGTTTGGCCGCGCGGTGATCCGTGGTACGGAGAAGCGTAGCTGTGCGCCTGTGACTGCCGCAACTACCGCCAGTGAAATTATCGGATTCTCTGTTCGTTCGATGGCGACATCCAGTCCGTCAGTGCCAACCAATCCCGCTAATTATGCAACTGGCTATGCGGTTGATGCCGTGGCGTCAGTGCTACGTCGCGGGCCAATGTTCGCGCTATGTGTGGATGGGGCCAGTGCAGGCGATGCAGTCAGTGTCATTTTAACGGCTGGTGAGAATCAGGGGCGCCTAACGGTGGGTACTGGTGATGGGCTGTTAGCACTCAATCAGGTCAAGTGGGTTGATGATGTGGTTGCTGGCGAGGTCGGTGAAATCCGCGTTGACGGCATTCTGAACGTAAGCGCATAAGAAAGGAAAATTGACATGCCAAAGAGCGTATTTGACGTCAGCCCGGTTTCCGCGCTGTCGTTTTTAGTTAATCAGGCTGCGCATATCGAGTCGGAAATTTACCGTATCGAATACCCGCAGTTTAAATATGGCACATTGCTGCCGCTGGATAACAGCGCGCCGGATTGGGCGCAAGCGGTAATGTTCCGTTCCATCGATGCCCGTGGTGAGTTGCAATTATTTGGGCCTAACTCCACCGATGTGCCAACCGTCGACATTGCGATGTCGCAAGGCTTCAAAGATATCACTACGGCGGCGCTGGGTTACACGTATTCGATTGAGGAAATTGGATACGCCATGCTGAACAACGTCAATCTTGACGCAGAGCGTGGACAGGCGGTGCGTGATGTCGTTGAGCAGGGATTGAATAAAATCTACCTGCTGGGCGACAAGGGCGTTGGTGAGGGACTTTATGCCAGCCCGAATGTTTCGGTAGAGGCGGCGACATCAAACCTTACGGCGTTGGTAGCGGCTATTCCGACGAACGGTACGCAACCGATCATTGATTTCTTCGGTAACGCGTATAACACCGTTTATCTGGATAATACGCTGACCGTTCATCGCCCCAATACGTTTGTGCTGCCGCCAGCGCAGTTCCAGTTGCTGGCTCGTACGCTGTTGTCTGCGCAGAACGCATCCAACGTTACGCTGTTGCAGTTCCTGCGCACCAACTTCCCTGATGTTACGTTTGAGGATGACATCTTGCTGAAAGGCGCGGGTGTCGCTGGCGCTGATCGCATGGCGGTGTACAAAAAAGAAGTCCGCATCGTTAAGGGTCACGACGTTATGCCGCTGCGGTTCCTGGCTCCGGCTACGGCTGATAACGTGAATTTCAGAGTTCCGGCAATCCTGCGAACTGGCGGGACGGAATGGAGAATCCCGAAAGCTGGCCACTATGTTGATGGGGTATAAAATGGCTGAATTATTCAATATCCACACGGCACCAGTAACGGTTACCGATGCCGCTACGGGGCTGCGTATTACCATCCAGCGTGGCCATTCTGCGCTGGTGCAAGGTGACTTTCGTAATCACCTGTTCGTTAAGTCCGGTCTGATTCGTGCTGAGCATGATGAGATTGACGAAGCCCTGGCGCAGCAGTCGGAAAAGGAAGACGAAAAAGAAACGGACATCACCAAACTGCGCGAGCAATACGAACAACTGCTGGGTAAAAAGGCGCCATCGGCGGCCAAGGCGGAAACGTTGCAAAAAGCCATTGACGAAGCCCTGGCGCAACAGTCGGATCCCGGCGGCAACGCTACCGAAATCGAATAAACCCCGTCACTGCGATGGGTTTTTTGCTTTATGGGGGTAACGATGGAAATTACGGCGCAAATCGTGTCCGATTTCCGGGACTATTACCCCGAATTCAGCGACGAAGCAACGTGGCCGGATTCAGGGGTAGTTATCGCTCTGGAAGAAGGTGATGCGGAAACCGGAAAGCGCTGGGGCGTGTACCCGGATGGCAGAGTGGTGAGTATCAAAAAGCGCGGTATGTTCGCGTTTGCAGCCCATCGCCTGATAATGCGTCAGCGCTCCGCTGGTGGTGACGTCGGGGCGGCTTATGCGATCTCTGGTAAGTCTGTGGGAGACGAATCCACTTCATTCGCGGTGCCTTCGGTAACGATGGATGACCTAACCATAAATGGCGACCTGCCACTTACGGCATATGGCGTGGAATTTATGCGCCTACGTCGCCGGGCTGGAACCGGGGGGGTGATGATATGAAACTCAATGCGGAGGTACATGGCGGTAATAAAATCGCGCAGAAGCTCAGGCAGATTCAGGATAGAGTTGTGGCTAAACGCCGCGTATTGGTCGGGTTGCCCGCTGGTTCCGGTAACAGCGACGATGGTACGCCGTTGGTCGTTATTGGTGCCGTGAACGAATTTGGCGGCACCATTCAACATCCAGGTGGCACCAGTTACGGTTATCGAAACGAGAAAGACGCGGTAGCCGGAAAGGTGCGGTTTATGAAAGACGGCGCCGGACTTATGCAACTGGGCGTCACTGGCCCGCACACCATCAATATTCCAGAGCGATCATTTCTTCGCGTCCCGCTCCGACAGAATCAGGACAACATCAAAAAAGCTTTTCGGTCGCTTACCGGCGCGGTAACCCGCGGAGAAATCACCGCCTTTCAAATGCTGGATCAGATCGGTGCGCGGGCGGCAGGTTATTGCAAGGAAGCGATTGAGGCAGGGATTGAGCCTGCCAACGCGCCGTCAACAATTCGACAAAAAGGATCGGCTACACCGTTAGTCAATCATGGCACTCTCAAAGGCGCTATCACGCACGTCGTGGAGGATTAACGATGTTCGGTAACGGTTTGGATATGCACGGTCATATCGATTCAACGTTCAATTCTCCTATTGCCGGCGGTATACGGCTGATACGTGCGGGAGCGGGCGGCTATACCGGCCCAGGCGGACGTTGGGAGCAGAGCGAGGGTGAAACCGTGGAACTGCTTCGCGTCAACGTGCAGCCAGCGAAATGGGAAGACATGCAGATGTTGATCGGTATGGGTGGGACGGCAAACCCGCAGGATGCGCGCGTGGTACATATCAACGATGGTGTGAATTACCTCTACCCGGACGATAACGGCAAATTCGCTGACCTGCTGGAGTTCAGCGACGGGCAGGCGATGCGTCAGTGGCGGGTGATGTCGTGCGATAACCGACCGTGGCGAAACTTCTGTCGTGCCGTGGTTGAGCGTTACCGGGGGGCGGGCTAATGGAAAGCATCGACGAACTGAACACGACGTTTCAGGAGTTGGTGACGCTAGCCTCCGGCGTGGAGACGGTAATTCTGGCCGATCAGGGCCGCGATGCGCCAACCGGCCTATATGCCACCTACAAACCGCTCCCCATCCGCGCCTATGGCTGGTCGCAACGGCGGCGCGAGTTAATCCCAGCAACGGAAGAAGCCGATCCAGCGCTGGGGCAATGGCAGGACTTGCGTGAAAACGTCGCCACGTCGATGGAGTTCATGCTCTCTGTAAATATCCTCAACGAGGGCGCAGATACGGCAATCATGCGACTGCATAACGCCAATTTCCGCCAGCCCGTCAGTGAATTTCTTTACCGCAACGAAATAGCCTGGCGCCACGTCAGCACATGCCGGAACCTTACCGGAATTATGCAGGCAGGTATCCAGCCGCGCTGGCAGGCTGATATCCATCTTTTCATTGAGCATACCGTTTCATACGAGCTACTGCGTGCCGCAGGGTTCGATATTCAATTAACCAACGAGGGGTAAATATCCCGATGGCTTATCCAGTTGATTACATCATCCCGGTTAACCTGCTGCTGACGCCGGCGGGGCTGGGGTATGCAGATTTTTCCAGCGCGATCGTTTTCGCTGATGCTGCCGATTTGGCGCAGGACGTGACGTTTGCCGCCGACACCTACCGCGATTATGGTTCAGTAACCGAGGTCGCAGCGGATTTCGACAGCGACAGCGACATTTACCGCATCGCTACCCGCTATTTTGCCAACATCCCGAAGCCGCCGACTATTACGGTATGGATGAAAAACGCGACCGATACGCTGCTGGAAATCATCAACAGCGCGAACGATCGACTATGGCGCTATCACTATTTTTTCAAAAACGCCGATGTGACGACGGCAATTCTGCCTGATTTATCCGACTGGTCGGATGCTACATCGCATCCACTCTGGTTCACGTTCAACGCTGACGCGATTATCGACCAGAACGATACGACCGATGTGATTTCCACACTGAAAGCCAAAGGCAACCGCCATGTGTTTGCCGGATACAAATCAGCGGCGTCCGTTACCGCTGACGCGTCGCAGGCATACGCCATGGTGCAGTTGGCGGCGGCATTCCACAAATTCCGGCCTACGGGTATCAATACTGCTATCACGGGTGAATATCAGGTACTACCAGGTGTCAGCGGTGACGACCTCACCACCAGCGCCTATAACGCGCTGAAAGCCAAGAATGCCGTATTTTTCACTCAGATCGAACTGGCCGGTTCGATCGACAACAGCCGGGTAATCAACAGCAAATCCATGTCGTCCTACGGCGAGTTTATCGATGATGTGGTCAATCTGGATGTGCTGAAAAACCACATCCAGGTGGATGGCTATAACTACATCGCCAACGCCGGATCAAAACGTGCGCTGACGCCGAGGGATTATGCCGGGCTATTGTCCGCTATCTCGGCTACCTGCAAGCGGTTCTATGACAACGGTGTGCTGGGTACTGGCTCATATGTCGATTCTGACGATGGCGAAACGAAAACAGCGCAGTTCGGATTTGTTCTGCGCTCTGCGCCCGAAGATGTACTCGACTTAACATCAAGTCAGCGCAAAGAGCGTACTTATCCGCCGACCTCTGTTCTTGTCATTCTGGCGCGTGCCGGTCATGTAGCGGAAATCAATATCACTGTGGAGTAACACACTATGACAATGAAACGGTATGGCGCCGATGGCGCCAACCTGACGGTGTTTGGCATTCCGATTGACGATTTCGGCGATACCGACCCGCCGATCACGATCGAAGACCTGGAGCCGCGCGCGACACTGAAACGAGGCATCGGCAAAACCTCCGTTCGACTGGATAGCCAGACACGCCCGAAACGCCTCACCATCAACCTGATTCCCGGCTCCGACCAGGTGCGACAGATTCTGGCGGTGGAAAAAACTGGCGTGGATGCCACATTCACATTTTTCCAAACCGGCACAGCGGAAACCGTTATGGGGTTTGATGGCATTTTAACGAACCGTGGTTCTATGACGCGCGGCGGCAAAACCAGCGTGAGTGATGAGAGCCTGGTATTCGAATTTGCCAATAGTGAAGAGACCTAATAAAAATAAGGTGATTGCGTGTGAACCTGATATCAAGAAATGAGGCCATCTCGAAAGGGATGGCCTTTTACTTTACAGGTAAGCCGTGCAAATGGGGTGGGATTGCTCCTCGCAGGGTTAGCAATTACCAGTGCACATGTTCAACCTGTGCTCAGGCTGATCTGGAGCGATCCAAAGGCCACTACGAGAAAAACAAGGATCACGTCCTTGCCTACAAAAAAGAGTGGGCGGAACGCAATGAGGAATCTATCCGTCAGAAAAGGGCTGATTACTATCAGGCTAACAGCGGACACATAAAAGCGAAGTCGAAGAAATACAGGGAAGAAAACGGGCAGAAGGCCAGAGATTGTCAGCGAAAATGCTACGAGAAAAACGCCGCCGCCGTTCGTGAAAAGTCAAAAGCCTACTATCACGCCAATAAATATTCGCGGCGAGTAGTTGCTAGATCCTACTACCAGAGAAATAAGGAGGTAATCAAAGCGGCGTCCCGGCGAAGAAGCGCAGATAAGCCCGACGAGTGCCGTATCACCGCCGCAGCTTGGCGAGAAAGAAATCGTGAGCGCGTCAGAGAATACCAGTCCCGACGCAGAGCGGTGAAGCGCAATGCCGTTCCTGTATGGTTTGGTGAATGGGATGCGTTTGTAATTCAAGAAGCCTACGCCCTGATAAAAGAGCGCGAGGCGGATACAGGGATAAAGTGGCAAGTCGATCACATGATCCCGCTTCAAGCAAAGAAAGCATGCGGGCTGCATTGCGCGAGCAATATTCAGGTTATTCCTGAATGCCTCAACCTCATGAAACGTAATCTAATGATCTTAACTGAGCCTTTCCAGTGGGCTGCGCTCGCATACAAACAGGAGAAACCTAATGGGACGTAAAATTGAAGTAGAAATCGACAGCGTGACATACAGCGGTGCTACGCCATCGGCAAAAGACCAACTGGAAATGCTACAGATTGTCACTAAAAACGGTATTTTACCGGCGCTGGGCAAAGGTTCGTCTGACATGGGGCTTGCCGTGGCCCTGGCCAGCGCTGATGCTTTGTCGCTCAATCGACTAAAAGAACTGTGCATCAAGAACGGCAAGATTGTACGTGAGGCTGACAGCATCCCGGTGGCCGAAAACCTGTTTCAAGACCAGATCCAAAACTATCTTCTGCTGCTGGGGCGTGTGCTCAAGGAGAATATCGGCCCTTTCTGGACGCTCAGCGCAGGGAGCGAAAACGGCGCAAGCGCGACGGCGAGCGAAACGACAGCGGAATAGACTGGTTTCTCTGGCGTCCGTGCCTGGGGGCGGGTGATGCATGCCCGCCACTGGCGAAATGGTCTGACATGCTCGATGGCACGTACACCATTGATGATGTTCAGGCCATGCACGCCGTAATTGAGGCAGCGATCGAAAGCGCGGAAAAGGCCAGAGAGAAAGCGAAAGGGTAGCCCAGCTAACTGGGCTATTTATTGTCTTCCGGTATGAGATTTTTTATCTCATCCAATCCTGATGAGATGTGAGCGTATGCCTTCTTTAGCTTCATTAAAGCCAGGTTTGAACGATCTGTCCCTGATATAGAAAACGAAGCTGATATTTCTGATTGCAGGTTTTTTAACTTTTTATTTAGTTCTTCGTTCTCTGATTTCAACGACTTTACTTTTTCCACCCCAGCTTGAAGGTCTTCAACTAAGGTTGGCAGGTAGTCCACTGCTACCTCTGTAATCTCATCAAGAGCTAGAGAAACCTCTAACCTTTTCATTACTTCTTGCTGGAGGCTTCTGCCGGATTCTTTTGCCTCGCTTTCTAGTTTCTCTCTCATTTCAGCAGGCATACGTAATGGATACGGCGTTATTCTTGACATCAATATGACTCCATAAGACTCATCTTGTAGAAGTTTATCAGGTGTCGCCCGCTTGACAAGTGAGTCCATCTGATCCATTCTTGCTTAGAAACATTACCTTTGCGAATAAAACAGTGAGTCCTTATGAGTCAAAAGTTAGTTCGACCAACGCCGTATCCATTACGTATGCCTGCTGATGTGAGGGAATTTTTTGAATCTGAGGCTGAATTTAATGCTCGTTCACTGAATGGGGAATTGGTGAAGCTTCTTACGGAAAGAATGAATCGCATCAAGGGGCAGCGTGCTAATGCGAACCAAAAATGAGAAAGCCCCGACTACTTGCGATAGTCAGGGCTCCTATTTGTCAGTAAACCTTTGCGGGAAAACCAACATGAACAGTATAGCAACAGTACCATGTGCCATCAATGTACCGTTTTATGGAACAGATCTTTTCGTCGTTAATCATTGCGGGGAACCATACACGCCAATGAAGCCGATCGTTGAAGGTATGGGAATGGATTGGATGGGGCAGTATACGAAGCTGAAACAACGATTTTCCAAAGGTATAGAGGAAATCTCTATACCCACTGCCGGCGGCATTCAAAAGATGATTTGCTTGGCTCTGCGTAAATTGGCCGCATGGCTGAACACTATCAGCCCGAATAAAGTTAAAGCCGAGATCCGCGATCGCGTTATCCGTTATCAGAATGAATGCGATGACGTTCTCTACGAATACTGGACAAAGGGTCAAGTAACCAATCCGCGCAAAACCAATACCGATGAACGCACGCCATTACGTGATGCCGTAAATCTTTTGGTGGGCAAGAAAGGGATTATGTATCCAGAGGCGTACAGCTACGTCCACCAGCGTTTTAATGTGGGCCATATCGACGAACTGGCACCGGAACTGCTGCCGCAGGCTATCGAGTATGTCCACAAGCTGGCGCTGGATGGCGAGCTTCTGCCGCGGCCCACAGAACAAAACAGGGCGCCGGCGGCGTGGTCGGTTCCAGCCGAAAGCAACCGTGTGCTGCTATACCTGCATCCTAACGGAACAGTGGCTAACACGCTGCCGCTGCGCGAAGACCAGATTGTGCTGACACTGAACGATTTCGCGGAGTTGGCCCGGCGTAACGGCTGGATTGTTGCCCGCAAGGATGAACTGTTCGAAATGATGGCCGGAGCAATAAAGAATTTGCAGTAGTGCAAATAAAAACGCCAGCGGTTGCAGCCGCTGGCATCGCAAAATTGTCATAAGGACCACTTAATGACTAAATCAACTGTAACAAAGAAATCCCCTCCTGTCATCGCTGGCGTGGAAATTACCACGGATGCAGAAGGGCGGTTTAACCTGAATGCGCTTCATCGGGCGAGCGGACTCGGAGCCAACAAAGCGCCCGCTCAGTGGTTGCGCACCCAATCGGCACAATCTCTGATTACGGAGCTGGAGAAAGAAACTGTGCAGATCTGCATAGTTTCGGTGGAAGGCCGTAGTGGCGGCACTTTTGCCCACGAACTGCTGGCCGTCGAGTATGCCGGATGGATCTCCCCGGCGTTCCGGTTGCGGGTGAACCAGACGTTCATCGACTACCGCACTGGGAAGTTAGCGCCGGCCGTTGACCCGATGCAAGCACTCAATGATCCGGCGACGATGCGCGGACTTTTGCTGACCTACTCTGAGAAAGTGATTGGGCTTGAACACCAGGTGGATGAGATGCGGCCAGATGTCGAGGCGCTGGAGCGTATAGCGAAAGCCGATGGCAGCATGTGCATCACCGCTGCCGCGAAGCATTTGCAGGTACAGCCGAAGTTTCTGTTCAAAACCCTGTCGGAGCAACACTGGATTTACCGACGTGCTGGCGGTAAGGCGTGGCTGGGATATCAGGACAAGATCCAGTCCGGTTATCTGGAACATAAAGTGACGACCGTTTCCCGTTCGGATGGTAGTGAGAAGATTGTCGAACAGGCGCTTATCACGGCAAAAGGGATTGCCAGGGTATCTAAGATGCTTGGCGCTACGATGTAACAGTCCGCGCAAAATTGCGTTAACCAACCCGCTTAACTGCGGGTTTCTTCGTTGCAGATGTAATTATCGGTGCGGCAACAGATACGCTATTCTTCATCCTGTTCCAGTTCTACGCTCCCGTATTTTTGAATAATCTCGGACACCTCATCTTTCGTGAGCCCTGTCGCCTCTATCGAGATCGAACCATGTTTTAGTTTGATGCTCTTTGAGTTTTTTGCCTTAATCCACGTTGTAATAATGTTAGCGATGGCAAGGCAGGCGGAAGATGATGAGACGACTGCCACGGTTACATCAAGTACCACAGAGCCTGTGCTAATAGAGTCGCGATTGAAAACCCGGCGACTGATTTTTATATCCTCTGCCGATATGTTGGCTGTAATGATAGGCAGCAACTGATCACTAATGTCACGAGGTAACTTTATGAAAATATCGAATTTCGGCATAAAAATTGACTCTCCCTATCAGAAAAAGTTGGGGATGGCTATCCAGTTACTTCACGGCGCACTTCTCCTCGCAATCAACTACGATGTAACGCTGGAGTTTGAAAAAGTGATGATCCGCTCCGGTACGATAGATAGTGATACCACCGATCCCGACAACACGAAATCCTGACAAAATAACAGCGTAAAGGTTGAGCGAGTGAGGCCGATAATCTTCCTACAGTTCTGTTTATTGAGGGGGCGAGCGCGTCCTTGCGCCTTTGGCTAAATCAGCAGGTTCTGCAACTTAGCTGCGAAGTCCTCTCGTCTGGCGACAATCCAGCCCTCGCGCCGTGCGAGTTCGGCGAATGTGTTCCAGCTTGCCACCAGTTCATCTGGTGCGATGGGGAGTGAACCTGTCACAGATCCGTTAGCGTCGAGGTACAGCAACACGCGGCGGGAACCCACAGGAGCCACGGCGGTTTTCGTTGTCTGCTGCCCGCGCTGGATATATTCACCTTCCAGTGCGTTGAGGTAGTCGATGGCCTCACTGATCTGGTCTGGCGGCAATTGCTGGATGTTTTCGACATCAAAACGCTTATGAACCAGCTTCCAGATATCAGGGTAGATATTACCGACGCCGGAGGTGATTAGGCGCTCGACAGTCTGGCGCAGCGGGGTAAGTTGTTTTGCCGTGGATTGCTTGGTTTTGCGAACAGGTTCTTCCGCTCGTTTTTCACGCTGACTGAAATAGCAGTCCTCTAATTTCTCGAAAACGTCCCACGCCTGATCGGTTTCCAGCATTTTGGCGTGACGAGCTGCGCCGCGTTCTGTCCAGAGCATGAGGAATCGCACGTTCTTGTGGATCGGAGTTCGAGAACATCTTAAAGATGTTCTCAAGGATTCGAGGTTTTCACCTTCGAGCTTGAAGTAGTGTTTCCCTGCAACAAAACGATCTTTGTTTCTGCCGAAATTGTTGCTGATGAGGATCGCCTTCGTCCCATACAGTTCAGCGAGCAATTTCGTAGTGATTACGGGAACGCCAGCGTGAGCGATGACGGACAAGCTTTCTACGGAGAGTTGGGTAGTCATAATGACCTCTGTTTGTTTTTTTCGAATTACCACTATCGGAGTGGTGCCGGGAGGTTCGAAACGGCACAAACAAAGCCGCGGACTTATTTCCCTTGCGGGTGTTGTATTCGTCGCCCTCCCGACTCTGATCGGGGTGTGACCGCGCTGCGCGTTCACTGAATGACAGGCATAAAAAATCCAACACTATCGGGGTTGGTTCTGACCGTGTTTGTGGAGGTTTCGACGCCTCGTGTGAAAGAAGATAGCGGATAGTGATCGGGGCGTCAACTGGTGATAGGATGAGGAAAATCCATCGACCAACCTACAGCCGTTATGTCAGCACCTATACCGCAGCCCAAAACAAACGAACTGCTTGCAGAGTTGTTCCCGTCAATCAATGCTGGGAACAACCTGATAGATGAGTTCACATTGAAACGAATCATCCGGGAAGCAAAAAAACTGCCCAATGATGATCAGGCGCTGCATGTTGAAGGGCTGGCGAGAATTATTAGTGGCGAAGTGGAACACGGCATTACGTTATGCGAAAAGGCCATATCAATAAATCCCCATGAAAGTGTTAACTGGTCTAATTATTTAAGACTTCTTCAGGCGCTATTTCTTTATAATAAAGAGTTTTCAGTTATCAGTAGGGTTCCCGATTATTCTGATGGCTGGTTATTGTCAGAGTTGGTTTCTTATTCTGTAATGTGGTGCAAATTAGACCTAATTAATGTTTCCATCGATAAGGTTAAAGAAATGAGAATAGAGCTGAATAATAAAGACGCCGAATATATCATTTCTTTGGCGGAAAGATACCCTGATGATATGGCGTATATAGAGAAGCTAGCTGGCTTGGTGATGGATATTGCCGAGGAGGAGAAGATTCCGACATCAAGCAGTATGGTAACTGAGGATATGTACGGATATCTTGCGTATGGGTTCAGGGTAAAAACCGATGATCCTAACTACCTGTTTTATCTCAACGATAAGCTGGCAGACAGAATTATTGATGCTGGGCTGGGAAGAGTGGACAGCGTAGCGCTCTTCGAAGCGGAGGTTGACGAATAATGGTTAACCACAACGACTTCATCAAAATCGCGGAGTCCTTACTGCTGTCCGAGGATGAGATATCTATCAGAACGGCGACCAGCCGGGCTTACTATGGCATGTACCATTTCGCCATGAACCTGGTGAATAACAAGGTTCCGAAATACGATCACAAAACTGTTCGTGGCGGCGTCCATGAAAGATTGACGCATTATCTGATGCATGATGCGGCAGAAGTCGAAGGTCTTGACCCGGTAAGGTTGCAGAAATTAGCCATAAAGCTGAAAGCGGCGAAACGCAATAGGGTTGTTGCTGATTATTACATCAGCGTTAATGTCCCCTTATCTACCGCGCAAGAAACCGTGCTAGAGGTAAGATCTGTATCAGAAATATTTAACAATGAGTGAAATATTATGAGGGCAAGGATGTGAGGATACTAGCTTTTGTTTTATTATTTGTTTCTGGCGTGGTAAGTGCTGATAACAAAAACAAAATAACAGTAATACCTGATGATGTTAATATGTTTTATAACTATGCGGAAATATACATTGATGAGAATATATCATCAATAACAGGTTTTACCGAATTGTGGTGGACAGAATATAACTCAGTTTATGAAAGAGTTATTTCTGGTTTTTTTTATGATCTGTACGTAAGTAATCAACTAGCGGCAGAAAAGTATAAAGGGAAAAGGATTAACATTGAAGGTAGGCTATCTAGAATATATACGCTCGATGATAAAATTGCAGCCACAATTGGGCACTATGTCGATAGGGATAATGGGCTGGTAGTGGCAGTATTTAACAAGCCAGATGAAAGAATGATGAAAATGTCATCGGGTGACAAGGTTAAATTTAGGTGTACGGTTGTTTCTCATGATGATAAAAATAATCTACTTGTAATGAATAACTGTTCATTTACGGAAGATCACGTAAAGGAAGTTTATAATAATCTTCTTTATTCAATAAAGAATGATATTAAAAGAAATGATGGGCAGATAAGATATTATTCTGGCGCTGAAATGGTTTTCATCTACAACCAATACAAAGAGAAAATAAACAAAGCATGCAAGAACAAATCAGAAGAATGCTATAAAGTTTTGTATGATATAAGTGTTGAAAGAAGAAAGCCTGGATTTGAGAAAGGAACTCTGAGCAGTAAATTAATGTCATTCTATGAGAGCGATAGAAATAATTATAAAGAGATAATACCAACCATAAAATAATCATACCCAGAAAAAGTCTGAGTTTTTCGTATGGAGATCAATAAATGGCAGAAACCATAGATTCGCTACTGGTGTCGCTTGGGCTGGAAACTGATGCTAAATCATTCCAGAAAGGTGCGGACGCCATCAAGGGTGTTACCGATGGGGTGTTGCAGTTAGCCGCTGCTACAGGAAGCGCGTTGACGTTTAATGCCCTAACCAACGGTATCGCTACATCAGCACAGGAAATGAAGAGGCTTAGTGATAATACCGGATTTACTATCCGACAGTTGCAGGGCCTTGAAATGGCTATGAAGCGCCTGGGATTATCGAATGGTGATGCAAACCAGGTTGCGAAATCAATAAGCACTATACAGAGACAGGCGAGGTTTGGGGAGTTAGGTGATAAAGCTTACTGGAATGGCGCTTTTAACCCGTCTGATTTTGCCAATATGTCGCCATCTGATGCCCTACGGTATCTTTCTGACAGCTATCAACGAATGAATAATGATCAGCGTGCCTTTTTGCAGCAAGGTATAGGGACTGGCGCTGATTCTCCGATGGTTAGACTTCTGGAACAGGGGCCGCGTTTTCTTCAACAGGCGCAGGAAATGTCTGATAAAACCCCCTATGTTATTGATGAAAAGATTTTGGAAAACGCACAGAAGTTTAGAGATTCAATGGCAGATATCGGAAGAAATTTTGAGGTTCTTTCTTATCAAATCGGTGGGCCATTGCTTGAAAACTTAAACAAAATGCTTGGGGATATAAATCAATTTGTTGATAAAAATAGAGGGGAAATTAACGGCATTGTAGATAAGGTTACGTCCGGTAGTTGGTACGACGAGATAATGGATGATGCAGAAAAGCAAGGAATAGAATTTAGAAATCATTTACGGCGTAACGATGCTGTCATGCGTAAACTTCTGGGGCCAGAAGAAGATATAAATAATTTCGCCAGACGTGAAGTTATGGGGAATAAATCCCCACTGGAACTGTATAGCGATGTGATGGATGACGCTGAAAGGCGGGGCATTGAGTTAAGAAACCATCTGCGCAGAAATGACACTATAATGCGAGGACTTCTTGGATCGGAAGAAGAAATAAAGCAACGGGATCAGTTCATACCGCAGGTATATCTATCGGGGAGTAATTCGCTACATTCCGCTCTAAATAATCCCAACGCCCGATCCTATCTTGATGCCATATCTCGCGCTGAAGGTACAAGCGCATACATGAATTCCGGTTATCACACCCTATTTGGTGGTGGTCAGGTTGCCAGTCTTTCCGATCACCCACGCCAGTTAAAAGACTTCCGGCAGACGGACGGAACGTGGAATAAAACATCGGCGGCGGGACGTTACCAGTTCACGCAAAAATCATGGGATGAGGCGGCGGCAGCACTAGGGTTAAACGACTTTTCACCGCAAAGTCAGGATATGGCCGCACTGTGGCTTATCCAGCGTGCTGGTCAGCTAGAAAATGTACTGAGTGGAGACTTCATGACAGCAACCAATAATCTCGGCGGTGTGTGGGCGTCACTGCCGTCGTCGCCGTATGCGCAACCTAAACGCAGCATGGAGGAGATGGAGAGTTACTACACGCCTGATTACGTTCAGCGCCGCAGTCAGGCTCCGCATAATCCATCTATCAATCGTTCCGAATCGTCACGGCCCGTCAGTGTCACCCTAAACAACACACAAAATATTTCCGGCTTAGGACTCAATGAGCAACAGGTGCAGGACTCGATAGCCAATGCGCTAACGATCGCCGGGGAGAATTTGGAGCGGTCATTTAACAGTAATAGGCGGTAACCATGTCAATCGTCGGAGTGTTCGATAAGTCCCACCCAGAAATCGGCGGGATTTTTTTTGACGCGATATTGGAAGAATCCAGCGAACTACGGACAGACGTCAGCGAATATCCGTTAGAAACGGGTAAAACAGCGAATGACAACGCCGTAACTCGGCCAATGACAGTTACGATGACGGTCGCTATCTCTGATAACCCGGTAAAGGCATTAATGGATGAGGCAGGCCAGTATTCAGGTGTCGCGGGTATCGGTGCCGGTGTAGCTGTAGGGGCGGCCAGTTCACTGTTGAGTGGTGGATCAGCGGTACTAGCTGGGCTGGCTGCATCTGCTGGGTTGTCATTTGTAGCTTCTGGTACGAAACGATCAGAGTCAGCATTACTGGAGCTAAGGAAGTTGCAGGTCGAGAAATCCATCCTTACGGTTATCGGCATCAATTCATCCTACGACAACATGATCATTACCAATACGCGGGTGCAGAAAAGCAAGGAAAACGAGGGCGGACAAGAGATCGTCGTCGAAATGCGCTCACTACTGATAAAGGACAGCAACAGCGGCGCAACGACAATCAATAGTAATTTGCCGGCTGGTGACACGGCAGCCACGCAAGGGCAGGCGAACGTCCACTTAGGCGAGGTGACGCCGCAATGAAAACTATTCCACTCACGCGCGGGCTGGCTGATTTTTCGTTTACCTCAACGCTCAATGACATACCGTTGCAGTTCAACGTTCGCTGGTTAACCCGGTACAGTTATTTCGTGGTCGATATCCGCGACGCGGACAATAATCCGATCGCGCTGGGGAGAGCGTTACATGTGGGCGTCAACCTGCTGGCAGGCCTGAATACCACCATCGGTAAGATTGTGCTGGAGGGCGAGACACCAACGCTCGCTAATTTGGGCGTCACCAACAACCTGAACTGGTATCCAAATGACTAGATTATTCGGGCGAACGTATAACATGGAAATTACATCGGCAGAGGGTAATAAACTGACGTGTGAACCACCCACCCAGGTTAGATTCCTTATTACCAATATGCCAATGAATCAGGTGGCAACCGCCATGATTATGGTTTACGGCGTATCCAGCCAGTACCGTCAACTGATACAGAAATTCGATAAAAAACGGCAACGCTTCGGTACAGTCAGGTTGACCGCCGGTTATGAGGAATCATCGGGAGAAATATTCACCGGGCAGATAAACAGCGTCGAAGTTGGGCGCGATGGCGTCAGCGTTTACCTGCGGCTTAACTGCTGGACTGAGGTCTGGTCTGACGCCACTATCGGAAAAACATGGGGCGAGAAAACGCAAGCAATAGAAATATTGCAGGATGTAGCGCGATCATTTGGTCCACCGATCGAAACCGTAGGCGATTTCTCCGACCTTCCAACGTTCAATCACGGCTACACGTTGCCGCATACATCAAGCAGGAACTTTCTTAACGCGATGAAAGCGGCGTGGCGCTATGACTGGCTATTGTCAGAAACAAAAACCACCCTCATTCGTGAGGGAGCCACACGCCCGACCACTTACGAACTCAATTCCAATAACGGCATGGAAAGCTACCCGCGTTGGTATCAAAAGGATTTGGAAGTTGACACCCGCTTGAACCACATCATTAAGCCAGGTGATTTGCTGAAAATCCGCTCCGATTTTTGGACGATTAATTATAGCGGCATGTATAACACGGGACTGAACGACATGGCCGACATTCAGCGCCGAACCGGATCATTCCGCGTGCTATCAAACACTCATCAGGGCGATTTTTGGAATGATGACTGGCGCACAACGTTCCGATGCCAATGGAGTAGCGCGCAATGAAAAGCACAAATCCGTTATTTTCAGCGATTCAATCCGCTGGCATGGACATGGTCAGCGGATTGATGGTCGGTATGCCAGGCCATGTTGTTGCCTACAATCCAGATAATCAACGAGCGCAGGTCGAATGCGGCATTCAGCGCAGAATGAATGATGGGGAGGTTCAAACGCTGCCGCTGTTGGTTAACGTTCCCGTTCGGTTTTCCGGATCGTCGGGCTGGTCGGTTTTTCATGAACTGCCAGCAGGTACGGAGGGGTACATTCATTTCAGCCAGCGCTCAGTAGATGCATGGCTGGATATGGGCGGCCCGGCACCACCGGTTGGGCCGGAAATGTTCAGCGCCAGCGACGCGTTTTTCTCACCGGGTTATCGCTCTCTGAAAACGGCTATTCCGGACTTGCCGACATCAGGTATGGGTATGAGCAACCGTGACGGTTCGGTACGCATTCACCTGATGGATAGCGGAATAACTCTGACGGTTGGCGATACATCCTTGACATTGAGCGAATCCGGCATGACGTACAACGGGCAGAAATTTACCAATGCCGGTGAAACCGATCTGAACGGGCGGACACAGGTAACGCAGGGTGGGCTTGCCGTTGGCAATATCGAATTTGAGTCACATGTTCACGGTGGTGTTGATCGCGGAAGCGGCAACACAGATGGGCCTCAATAGGAGGGGTTATGGCAACAGGTAAAATAGCGGTGAGGGTGGTGCTCGACACCGCTGATATTGACCGCAAGGTGGAAGAATTGGCCGGGCTGATTAAATCACGGTTTCCTGATGGCGCTCCTGATTTTCTCGATAGCCACCTTTCTAGCGTATGCGATGACATCATCCTTACTGATGGGCCGCCCGCAACCGGTGCAGACGGCACCGATCAGATCGTCCAGCGAGTTGACTTTGGTAGGCGTTTTGATGACCTCGCCACCGCAATTCGGACAGGGAATTTTAATGCTCATTGATGTTGCTCCTCTGGCTGTGTGAGAACTCCAGAGTAACACCCACGCCCCGGCATTCGCTGGGGCTTTTTTATGGAGTCTGAACTGTGATCCGTAATTTTGTGGACGGCGATATCGTCACGCATGGCGATCATTTCGCGACCGGGAAAGAGGCGACGCGACAGGGGATTATCCGTCGGCTGCGGCTTTTTCTCGGTGAGTATTTTTTGGACTCAACGGAGGGAACGCCGTGGTTTCAGAACATTTTAGGCAAAACCCAAGCAGACATTGCCGCGGCGAACATCAAGCAGCGGATTTTGACCGCGCCGGGCGTCGTCGGCATCAACCGATTTGAGTTCGATATCGACCAGAAAACCCGAAAAATCACCGTTTATGCGTCGCTGGTGGATATCAATAACGAACAGTTCGAACTGTTGTTTAACGAGGAAATCATCTAATGGCGGAGATCACAAAAGACGGGGCCGTCGGCCAGACGCTGAACAGCTATCTTGCCGTGATGCGCCAGCGCTATCTGGATATTGACGACGGCTGGAACATCAATCCGGAATCGCCGGACGGCCTGATTATCGCGGCGTGGTGCGAAACGCTGGCGAACCTGGATGAGGCGGTAATCAACGCATATCATTCCGCTGATCCGAACTCGGCCATAGGACAGCAACTCGACCGCATCGCGGCGTTCGCCGGCATCACCCGGCAGGATGCAACATTTTCTACCGCGACGGTGGTTTTCACCGGCACGCCGCTGGTGGAGATCCCTGCGGGTACGCTGGTTCGCAACCGAATCACGAATACGCTCTGGGCCACGGATACGACGGTAGCGACCGACAATAGCGGCAACGCAACGGTGAATGTGACATGCGCCACTGCCGGATCGCAGGGCGCCAACAGCGACAACCTGTCGATCATCGCCACACCGGTTGGCGGTATTACGTCAGTAACTAATCCTGACGCGGCGTCGCTGGGAGCCAATGAGGAAAGTGATGATGCATTCCGTATCCGGCGCAATGAATCTGTAGCGCTACCCGGAAATAACCAGATCGACAACATCTATGCCGCGCTGGTCAACATAGATGGCGTGAAGAAGGTGCGCATTTATGAGAATACCGAGTCATCGCCCGACGCAAACGGCGTTGAGGGGCATTCGATGGCGATTTTTATCGATGGTGGCTCGGTAGATGACATTGTGGTCACGCTGTCGGTGCGGAAAAACCCCGGCTGTGGTCTGAACCGCTATAACGCCAGCATCCCGAACCGGATCAGCACAGACACCAATACACCGGGCGGGAACCCGTTCAATGCGACTTTTTTCCGTCCTGAATACGTGTCCGCGCATGTTCGTGTGGAAATTGTCTCTGACACGCTGACCAGCGCCACTGACGCCGAAATAAAACAGGCGATCATCGACTATTCGCTGAATGGTTTCCCGGAAACAAACGGATTTGCAAAACAGGGGTTTCGTATTGGTGAAACCGTGGGTGCTGGACGCCTGTTCACGCCGGTGAATAAAATCGTTGGCAATGACGATTACGTTGCAGCGATCACCGTCGGCGCCAGCGCTGACGACGTGACGCACAGTACCATCCCTATCGCGTTTAACCAGTTGGCCGTGTTCTCGGCGGATGGCATCGAGGTGAGCTATGCAGCACCGTGATAAGGCGTTGACGCGAGTCTACTGGCAATATAAAAACGCGCCGAAACTGATCGCGCTGCTGCTGACTTTGCCTGACATCGCCCAAGCCAGCATCGAGGATCAGTTAGCAAAAATCCAGACGATGCTCGATATCGATAGCGCCGAGGGCGAGCAACTCGATATCTGCGGGCGCATCGCGGGATACACAAAGCGTCCGGTCGGGACGTTTTACCCGGCCTGCGCGTCAGCGGCAGTGAGTGACGACCTGTTTCGCCGAATGATTAAGGCGAAGATTTTCAAAAACAACAGCATTGCGACGATTGACGAAATAAAGCGGGCTACCGATTACATCCTTGGCACCGACGCACTAATTCTGGATGGTCAGGATATGACCATGCGCCCTATTTTTTTCGAATATCTCGACGTTGGCTCGCAAAAACTTGTCGCTGATTACGACCTGATACCACGACCGCAGGGCGTCGGGATGAAACAAGCTCGCACGCTGACATACAAACCCTTCGGCTTCGGCCCGCATTACTCGAATTTCCGCGCCCCGTTCTGGCATGGGGATGGAATTAAGGTTTACACCAATCTGAAATTAACGTTGACGTTCACTGATGGTGTTCTTTCTGGCGCGTTAACGGCGGGCGCGGGCATTGTTGTGTCTGACGTGGATATCACGCTGATTTACACGCTGGCTGGCGGGTCAACAGTCACAGAACGGCTGGTAACAGATGATAACGGGTATTTTGAGACGACACCGAATATAGATGTCGGTTACAGCGTGGTCGCCCGCGCTCAGGTTTTAACGCCATTGTGCGAATGGGAAAACATTGAGTCGAGCGAATTATCAACGAGAGTCAAATTTAACGGTGCCATTAAATATGATGGCGCATATTCTTTTAGGGGGTAGTCGTGTCAGATTTAATTACACCAGATGATTTACCTGCAATTAATGAGTTAAATGAATTTACTGACAAAGTCCCTGAGCTACAGATTAATACGGATGTGTTGGGTGGAACAGATGGACCCGCAAATTTTCAAGCCAGGGCGCTATCGAATCGGACGAAATATTTAAAAACCAAACTGGAAGAAATCAAAAATGAATTAAACCAACTGAGCGAAGACACAGAAAATACTATTAATCAAATCAATCAGGATATTGATTCACTTTCACAAAATACAGAAAATGAACTTAATCAACTATCTAATGATATTGATCAGGCTTCGCAATCCGCTAATGATTCAATGAAAAAATCCGCCAACGGTTCTGATATTGATGATGCTGAGACGTTTCGTGAAAATCTGGGTTTAAAAAATGCTGCGCTTGCGACAGTTATATCCTCGTTAATTGATTCGACTGCCGCACGGCTTATGTCAGTAGGTGCCTTTGGTTTGGGTGGTGTTGGAATTAGAATTCCAGCAGGTACTGATGTTTTAACATATCTATCAACAGCACAATCAGGAAAATATTCAGCATTAGGGACAAATCCAAGTACACCGACATCCTCCGAGGGCTGGATGTTTGAATTAATAAATTTTAATAACAGTTTACGCGGCGTTTTTGCTACCCCTGCAACAATAACAGCCGCATCACATCGAGTATTTTATAACTGCTATAATGGCGGTGTTTGGTCTGGCTGGTCTGAGTTTTGGACTAATAGAAATTTACAGAATCCCTTGACGGCTGCTGGAGCTCAAACTATTACAGGCGTTAAAGTCTTTTCTTATGACGGCGCAGGAATAGTGCTACGTCCCGTTAGTACCAATATGGCGAATTTTATACGAGGGCAAACCGAAGCAGGGGTTAACACATGGTGGATAGGGCGTGGTTCTAATACAACAGCAGACGTCTCGTTACTTAATGAATCAGGCGGTGCTTATATTCGTTTATTGCAAAATGGCAATATTCAATTGAACGTAGCGACAACCGTAACAATAAACGGTGTAAATGTTCTCACAGAAAATACAGGCGTCACAACAAGCACCGCGCAAACAATTACAGGGACTAAAACATTTAGCCAAAATATATCCATCGTCAGAACATCATTTCCCGGAATCGAATTATCAAATACCGGCATCGCTGCTGGGACAGTTGGTCGATATCGACTTATAACGGCGTCATTAGCGGGTGCGCTTCAAATTTATAGTCGCTCTGCTGGCGACACAACGACAAATCAAACAGTAATTAATATTCCAACCGCTGCGACAGGTACGGCGTTAGTGACCGGGAATAATGCAGTTGCAGATTCTAGCGGTTTTTGGAAAACAGCATCACCGGTTATAAACATCTACGCAGACGGCTCATTCACTGCTACAGACGATGCCGAGGGGGTGGCAGTTGAACGATTGAGTGAGGGAACGTACAAAATAACCGGTTGTGCGGGTATGCATCCAGACGCGGCTTGGAACGGAATTGACGGCGGCGTAACAAACCCGCGCTGCCGTAATGGACTCGAATTGACGTGGAATGATTTTGACGTAGAGCCCGATGGTTCGGTCATCGTCCGCATTTATCATCGTCCACACCCGGACGCGATTTCATTTGCTCGTAATGAAATCGATGGGTACGAGAATGGTGATTTGATAGATGTTCCAAAAGGTTTTTATATTCAGGTTCGCGTTAACATGCCAGAACGCGAAAATACAGTAGAAACGCAATCAGTCAGACACAGTAATGTTTATTGTGGGACAGTATCACCGTCTTTTATTCATGTTGATGCGTGAATTTTACTCACGCAAAGCGGGCAATTACACGTATTAAATCCCGTAATTCTGCAAGCCGAATCAAAATCCTCTATGGCCGCATCGCGGCCTTTTTTCATTTCTGGAGTTCAATAAATGGATCAGAAATTCTTCCGCGTACCGTTCGCATCGAACGGTGATACCCAAGCTATTCCCGAAACCGCCGCCAGCGACGGCAGCGTGAGCTATCCATCGGGGTGGGGGCCGGACTATGCAAAAGACCCAGCGGCAGACGCCAACGCGAAGCCGGTAGAACGTGAAGCCATGAATACGGTGCTGAACGCAATCACCGGCGCGATCCGTCAGTACCAGACTAACGCATACCCCGAATGGATCACGACGGCGAACAACAACGGCGCAGCGTTTGCGTATGATGCTGGCGTTGTCGTCGAGTACAACGGCGCGCTGTATTTGTCGCTTGCCGGCAACAATACGGCGACGCCGGGCGCTGATGCAACGAAATGGCAGGTGTACATCCAGCGCGAGGCCACGGAAGAAGAAGCGATCGCAGGCGAGGGCAGCACGCAGGTTATTACCCCACGCCGTTTGCATGCCGGCGCCAGCTATCTCGACGAACAACTAAAAACCGCGCTGACGCCGTACTTGCTGCCCGTTGGCGCGATTGTGATGTGGGGCAGCGAAACTCCGCCCGATGGCTGGCTGGAACTGAACGGGCAGGAATTCGACACGGAACAAAATCCCAAACTTGCACTGATGTATCCCGACGGTGTGGTGCCGGATTATCGCGGCAGGTTCGTTCGTGCATGGTCTAACGGCAGTACGATTGATGCGGATCGAGAGTTGGGGAGCGTTCAAAGTGATGAGGTCGGTCCACATTCTCACATTCTAATTACCGGCAGGTTTGGTACTAGGGCTGATTCGTATGGGCCACAAGAGGGGGCTCTACACCAATGTGGGAATAGCGGAACGAGCCTTGCGGCAGGAAGAATAGAAAGCGGCGAGATTCAGGAAAATACAGGCTCTGAAACTCGCCCGATTAATATTGCGGCAATGTACATCATCAAAACCGATCTGGCTGAGTCTGAAAACTCCGGCTCGACCACGCCGACAGCGCTAGTGATTTCTCCTTCAGCGGTGACGATCAACGCTGGCACAACTCGGCAGTTTGCAGGGACGGTACTGCCTGCGGCATTGTCCGCTGATTATCCAGTGTCGTGGGCCGTATCTGATCCAACATTGGGCAGCATAGACAGCAACGGACTGTACTCGTCCACGGCGGGAAAGAGCGGCACGCAGACTATCATTGCCAGCCTATCTACCGGCTTGACCGCGACGGCGACAGTAACGCAGCATGTCTATCTGACCACAATCTCTATTGGCGCTATCCCTGCTGAGTTGCTGGCAGGCAACACCTATGCTGTTCCCGTGACGTACTCGCCCACTAGCTACACGGAAACTGTAAACTCCGCATCTTCCGATCCTACGGTCGCCACGCTGGCGGCCGATGGTACACTGACCATCAGCGGCGCAGGTACAGCCACATTATCGCTGACCGGCGCGAGTTCTGGCGTAACGGCATCGATAACGATTACTGCGACGGAAGAGGAAGTGCCGGAGATTTATCTCCAGATTGAAAACAATCTCTCTGAAATTTCCGCTGGCGGCGCAGTGGCGCAGGGTCAAGCGCGGAACGCACTGGGCTTGGGCGATTTAGCGACGAAAGACAGTCTATCGGCAACGGATGTCAACGCCGTGCCGCAAGCCAGCGCAACGCTGGGAACGGAAGACCTGAACACCGTCACCAGCCCTGGCCGCAAATTCCAGTCACTGACCAGCAATGCGACAGCAGCCCGGCACTATCCCGTTGCGCTGGCCGGCATGCTGGATGTCATCAAAACCACTGGAACCGGCATACGTCAGATTTACTATCCGTACAACACGACGGATGTTTATCACCGCTACTGCGTCGACACGGCAACGCAGACATTTGGCGCGTGGGAACAGTCAGGCGGTGATTTCCTTGCCATCGCAAATAATCTGTCAGACGTAGCGGACGCAGCAGAATCACGCGAGAACTTGGGCGTGAGCTACACGATATCGACCGATGTTGCGCCGACTGATGCTACGGGATATGCAAACGGTCATGTCTGGTATCAAACGGAGGCATAATGCCAATTTATCGCAAAACATCCGGGGGCGTTTTCGCCACTGTTTCAGCGCTGAATATCAATGACGATGGGACGTTTAAACCCGTGACGGCCGCGTGGATTAATGATAACGGGACATTTAAAAAAGTGTTCCCGGGAGATACAGAATATGAAGATCCATCCGCGTATTACGATATAGCTAATGCGACAACGCTCACATTGACGCAGGGTATTGCATCAGAAACAACAAACCGTCTTTCGTGGATTGCAAATAGCGTCCAAATCCCGCTACTCAGCAATTTGGCCAGTAATGGCATTGATGTTGATTGGTCATATTTTGAATACATTGTTGTGGAAACTGGCGAGATCGTTCCTGTTGATATGTTCTCTACATCTGGAGCCCAGCCTACCGCGCTGGGTGTGAAATACGATAGCGGTACTGCGTCAGTATTACGTCAGAGTACCGGCGCATATCAGACATTATCAACAATAAATCCGGCTGTTATTGATAGACAGGCATTTTTAGGGTGGCTGGCATCGACTGGGTATCGCTATTTTAAGGTTCAGCAGCAGGATTATTCAAATTTCTACGGAAAACAACTGGGCTTGCGCTGGCGCTGGCATAGCACGATCAACAATAAATATTTCGAATTCATTTTTACGAACGAAAATTTTGTACTGAGTGCGCTGTAA